GTATCTAGGGCGTTTAAGCTCTCAATATATACCTTATGAAACACTTTCTTAAATATACCGTAAGTTGGATTAGTCAAAATCTTGCGACACCATTCTGGATGGTAGGTCATGTACACCTAATGACAACTGTCTATCAAGATATTCATGAGATATTAATTTCATTAGGTCTTAATATAATTGTAGCCATTGGCTTCTTTAGTGATTACCTGACTATAAGACAAAAAGAAAGGGACTCTAAATAAATAGAATCCCTTACTAAGAAAATATAATAAAAATGAAAAAGTATAATACAAGTTATATATCTCTTTTCAAAATATCCATTATTTTTTGATAATCTTTCTGTGCTTGAATTTCTTCTAAGTCAGCGAAGGCTCCTTCCACCGAAAATCCGCGAAGTTCTCCAGCTTTTACACGTTTCCATGTTTCTGGATTATCTACCTTCATTGCGATCATCCATGTTCCAATTGGTACATTATAACCATAAAGTGTATTTGCTTTATCTTCAGCGTTTTCAACAATCCATGATTCGTATACATAAGCTCCTGCTCTTTCACCAGTTTCATGGTCAGTATTAGTAGCATTAGTTCTAGCCTCCTTCATGTATTTCATAGCAATTTCTCTAATAGTTTCTTCAGAGAATCTTACGTAGTATGGTTTACCATCATCAGTTCTTCTAAGAATCTCCATATCAGGAATCATTGCTGGTCCTATTACAATCTTCTTTTCATCATCAGCAAATTTGAATTCTAATTCTTTTATTTTAGAGAATGCTGAATTTCCAGGTAGTGGTGATAAACTTCTTTGTGGTCTTTTAACATATCCACGACCATTAGTTGCTCTTGGTGCTGTTTCAGCCATTCTTTGAATATTATCAGTTGGTTCTGCAGGATATACTTGCAATCTACCATCTACTCTTTGTGCTTCATACTTTCTCCAGAAATGTTGGCAATTTGCTCCACCTTTATATTTAAAGATACTATATTGTCCACCACCTACACCAGGTCCAAACTCTTCGTTAAAAGTATCTAATGCATCGATTTCTTCTCTTGAATAGAATCTACTTAATCCCATTAATCTTGTACAGAATTCTCTAGAATTACTAGCAGTTCTAGAACTAGAATATTTGTAAAGTACTTCTACACCATCTGCTTTTGTTATTGTTCTTGCAGGAGTATATTGTGCATCTTTAGGATCTATCGCAAACTTTTCTACAAAAGTTACATCATCAGAGTGTACACCTAATTCACTTGCTAATTGGAGTATAGTTTCAATTACATCTTCAGAGTAAATGTCTTGGATACGTTTCGGTTTAATTCCAGGGTCAGCATAAGGCGCTAATCCAGCAGTATCGATATCGAAATCTTCTTTTTTGAAGTATAAGAAGTCTAATTCGATAGCTGGTTCTTCCACAAGCGCGATTTCTGCGACTCCGGAGTCTTTAAGATGGCTTAAGATACCTAGATCTATAACCTTTTTTTCTTTATTTGGTTCCATATTATATGTATTTTATTTTAACGTTCTAAATACGTTTCATTAGCAACTATCCCAGATACTATTCTTAAAGTAGTATTAAACATTCTTGCTAATTTACTTCTTGTTATTTTTTGAGTATTCCATATTAACCTAATTTCAGTTGCTTGTTCAAATGTAAGTTTTCTACAAGATTTACCTAATTTACGAAATACATTAGGACCTGATATTTTACCGCCAACAGATGCATTATTTCTTGATTTTTGTCTGTCTGTTTCTAATCCATGTTGAATTTGAAGTTGTTCTTCTAAATCTCTAGCATCTTTACGATTATTAAATCTAGCAATTTCATAAATTGTTACATCTTCTCTATAATAAAATTTACCTCTTCCAGGACCTGGTTTACATCTAGTATGTCTAGCAAATCTATTTTCTAAAGATACACTAGTTTCTCCAACATGTTCTACAACTCCTAATGAGTTTCTAATCTCGTATACTTTCCAAATTTTCATATCTTTTATTTATAATTATTTATAATTATATGATAATTTTTACTTAAGTTTATCTATTTCGTCCTTAATATCACCGGCACGGGTTGTTAATCTTTTGAAATAAAACCATAATCCATCACCTTTTACTGCTCTCCAATTCTCATCAATTGAATAGATCTCAATTGATACCAATGTTAATGCAACTATTTTAGTTAACATTAATGGTACTGAGAAAAATGTTAAGATGATTCCATTTAAAATGAACCAATCTATTAAAAAGAATAAGATTACTGTTGCGTTATACAAGAACATTTTAGAAATGATTTGACTCAGTTTTCTAGATGTTACTTTTTCTTTAAGTTTTTTGGCTTTCCATATTCCTATTGCAGTGTCTGCTAAAATTGCAAGACCAACTGTTATCAATATGCCAAATATTGGTGCCAAGAATGCGAATATTATCATTAATATTTTAGTGGTGCTATTTTGTAGGGCTAGGACCATTAGCCCTAGCTGTTCTTTAATTGTTGCGAGTGTAAGTTCTACCATTAGATTCTAGCAATATCATTTAATCTCTTGTCTGCTTCTTGCTGAGAACTCATATCAGATGCAACAACATAGGTTTTTATAATTTGTGGGGCCATTCCTCTATCTCCAGGTTGAGAAGGTATTGGAGCACCACCACCAGCTTGATTTATTTGACTCAGCATTGAACCAAATTGTGCAGCTGAATTTGCATTAATCACGGCTTCACCATTACTTAGAAGTGTTGGTATTGAATCAGAAGTACCAGTCCCTGGACCAGTAACTAATCCACCACTTGCAAATTTACTTGGTTGAGGAGCAGATGGTGCTGAACTTCCTCCACCTCCACCGCCTTCTGATCCAGCATTTTTAATTGCAGCAATTGATTTAGCAGCTCCAGCAATTGTAGATGCAATAGATAAACCAGCAGATACTGTATTGATAGCAACCCATGGCATACCTCCAGTAATTGGGAATGCAGCAACAGATTTTGCATTTGCTACAGCAGTATTTGCAACAATCTTACCAATTGCAGCAGCCTGTTCGATGACGATACCTGCAATTGCAACTGCTTTATTCTTTCCGGCAATTTGTTGCAAGAATTGACCAGCTTGAGCAGCCAAATCCATACCTGCAGTTGCAATACTTGCTTTATATTCGTACTCTGCCATTTCAATGGCTTTACGTGCATCAGCATTCTTTTGTAAGGCATCTGTCTTTTCTTTTTCAGTAGTGAATACCTTTTCTTTAATAAGAGCATCATTTTCGTCTAATATAGCAAGTTTTTGTTCGAAAGAAGTTGTATTTTTTGTAAGATCCTCTTCGTTATAGGCTATTTCCCTATCAATATCTTCTTGTCTATTAGCAGCAACTCTTTCTTTATCTTTAATTCTGAAACCTTCTTTAATAGCATCTATTAATTGTTGTTTCTCACTTTCAGTTCTTGTAGATTGTTCAATATCTAAAATTGAAGTTTCTAATTGTAATTGAAGTTCTTCAGCGGCACGTTGTCTCGCATCTTCTAAACCAGCTAAATGATTCTGATCTTTAATTGCTTTAAGTTCTTTATCGAATTGTGCTTGTTTTTCAGCTTTCTTTTTAGCTTGATCCTCTTCTAATTTCTCAGTCTCAAGATTCTGTACCTTTTGAAGTGTAGATAACTGTTTGTTAAGAGCATCACGATATGTAAGTTCTTGTTGCGATAGATTCTTCTTTTTATTGATAGTATCTATAGCGAGTTGTAATTCTGCAGTTTGTGCTTTTTGCTGAATCTCTAGGGTCTTTCTAGCTTTTTCATCTTCATCATCAATTGCAGCTAGAGTAGCTTGATTCTCAAGTTCTTTAGTTTTCTTATTTGCTTCAGCAATTTTACCTTGATACTCTTTAACAAATTCAGAATAGGCTTTAGAGCGTTCTTCTTGTTTTCTTTTAGCATCTTCGTTTGCTTTCTTACGATCTTCAGATTGTTTCTTATTAAATTCTACTTGATCGATTTGAGCTTGATTATTTAAGTCCTTAACAGCTTCTTGTAATTCTGCAAGTTTTTTCTTTTTATCATCATCAAGTTCGCCATCGATTTGTTGTAGTTTCAATAGGGCATTAATAGCCGCTTGTCTACTTGCAACCTCTTCTTGGTTAATCTTCTTTTTCTGTGCTAATAACTGTGCTTCAGTAGCACCAGCCGCTTGCATGTAAGCCAGTTTTCTTTTATCAGCAGATATTAATTTGTTTTGAGCATTGTTAATATCATCAAGAGAATCAATCATCTTTTGAGAATTGTCTCTAGTCTTTGCAGTAGCTGCATCATCAATCAAACCAAAAGATAGGAATGAAGCTAAATCTCTAGCTTTATCGATAGTCCATTGAATTGCTTCACCTAAGAAATCAAATTGTGCAATGAATTTCTTAATTGGTCCGATTGCGGCTGCAATACCTACAACTAATAAGCCTAATGCTGTTACGATAAATCCAATTGGGTTCATCGAAAGTGTAATGTTTAATGCCTTATTAACAGCATTCATGATTACAGTACCAGCAGTTGCTGCTTTCTCTAAGATTAGTTTACGCTCTAATGCAGAGTTAAGTAAACCTTCTTT